CGATTCAGGCAGGGAGGATTTATCCGCTTGCCCACAGACGAACCAGATGAACCACGGTACTTTAAACGTCGAAGTGGCGGGTATTATTAAGAGGCTAGGACATGGCTATAGAAAAAGGAATGTACTCTGCGCCAGAAGGCATGGATGAGATCGCTGAACAGGAAGGGTCTGAACTAGAAATTGAGATCATTGACCCTGAAGCGGTCATCCTCGACGACGGGTCGATGGAGATCACCTTGATCCCTGATGCGGGTATCGAGGACATGATGGCGTTTGACATCAACCTTGCCGAGGTACTGGACGAATCACATCTACAAGAGATATCGAGTGAGCTGACTGGCCTGATTGAGTCAGATATTGACGGTCGTAAAGAGTGGGCTGACACCTTTGTAAAGGGTCTGGATGTGCTGGGCTTTAAGTACGAAGAGCGTACTGACCCGTGGGAAGGCGCGTGTGGTGTCTATTCTACGATCTTGGCGGAAGCGGCTATCCGGTTCCAAGCCGAAACCATGTCAGAGACGTTTCCTGCCGCCGGTCCTGTAAAAGTTAAGATTCTGGGGGAAGAGTCTAAAGAGAAGGAAGAGGCCGCTCAACGCGTTAAAGCGGACATGAACTACGAGTTGACGGAGCGAATGGTCGAGTACAGACCTGAGCACGAGCGACTCTTATATAGCCTAGGACTCTCTGGTTCGGCGTTTAAGAAGGTTTACTACGACCCTAATATGGGACGTCAGGCCGCTATCTATATTCCCGCAGAAGACGTTATCGTGCCTTACGGCGCAAGTCACATCGAGACTGCGGAGCGTGTAACGCATGTTATGCGTAAGACTAAGAACGAGTTGCGTAAGCTACAGGCGGCTGGGTTCTATCGTGACATCGAGCTGAACGAGCCACAGCCCTACCACTCTGATATTGAGGAGCGTAAGGCAGAAGAAGGTGGGTTCTCGCTCACAGATGACAACCGCTATGCGTTGTATGAAGTGCACGTGGACATGGTCATCGAAGGTCTGGATGACTCAGAGGACGACATCGCCAAGCCGTACGTGGTGACTATCGAGCGTGGTAGCGGTGAGATCCTAGCGATACGCCGAAACTGGAACGAGATAGACCCGCTACAGCTCAAGCGTCAGCACTTCGTACACTACGTTTACGTCCCCGGATTTGGCTTCTACGGCCTTGGATTGATCCACATCATCGGGGGATACGCCAAGGCGGGAACGTCGCTCATACGGCAGTTGGTGGACGCTGGTACGCTGTCTAACCTGCCCGGTGGACTCAAGTCTCGTGGCCTACGAATCAAGGGTGATGACACACCGATAGAACCCGGTGAGTTTAAGGACGTTGATGTACCCAGCGGCTCTATCCGTGACAACATCATGCCACTTCCCTACAAGGAGCCAAGCCAGACACTGCTTGCGCTTCTGAACCAGATTACGAACGAAGGGCGTCGTCTGGGTGCTATCTCTGACATGAACATCTCTGACATGTCGGCTAACGCGCCTGTAGGCACAACCCTCGCGCTCCTAGAGCGAACTCTCAAGCCAATGGCGGCAGTACAGGCACGTGTCCACTACGCCATGAAGCAAGAGTTCAAGATGCTCAAGGAGATCATGGCGGAGTACGCCTCGCAGGAGTACGGCTATGAGCCGATCCGTGGTGAGGTGAGCGCGCGTCAGATGGATTATGCGATGGTGGATGTGATCCCCGTCAGCGACCCGAACTCATCCACTATGGCCCAGCGAGTCGTACAGTACCAAGCGGTATTGCAGATGGCACAAGCCGCACCTCAGATCTACGATCTGCCACAGCTACACAGGCAGATGATCGAGGTACTAGGCGTCAAAAACGCCGACAAGCTGGTCCCCACAAAGGACGACGCAAAACCGACCGATCCGGTCAGCGAAAATATGGACGCACTGACGGGCAAACCCCTACGTGCGTTTATCTACCAAGACCATCAAGCTCACATCGCGGCGCATACATCCTTTATGCAGGATCCCTCGATTGCGGCTATGATCGGACAAAACCCTCAAGCCAAGCGAATCATGGCGTCTCTACAAGCGCACATCGCGGAACACCTTGGGTTCAAGTATCGCCAAGATATCGAAGAGAAGTTGGGGGCACCGCTCCCACCACCCGGCGAAGAGCTACCAGAGCAGATCGAGGTGGAGTTGTCGCGCCTCGTAGCTGATGCAGGTGCACAGCTCATGCAAGGTAACAAGCAGAAAGCCGCCGCGATGCAAGCGCAACAGCAAGCCAAAGATCCTGTCATGCAACAGAAGCAGGCTGATTTGCAACTCAGAGCGCAGGAAGTCCAGCGCAAGGCCGCGAAAGACCAGCAAGATTCTCAGCTCAAACAAGCTGAACTGCAACGCAAAATGCAGAAGGATCAGATGGACGCCATGTTGGATGCAGAGAAGCTCAAACTGGACCAACAAGAACTTCAGATGGACGCGCAACAAGATGCCGCGCGGCTCGATCTTGAATTAGCGAAATTATCGGATCAACCAAAATGAGGTGAGTAATGCCTAAAACCGTCTTTGACGTGCTTACAGATAAAATCGACGAGCAAGTCTCGTCTGCACATACTTTCGTAGCGGGGGGTGTCCCACAAGATTACGCCAGCTACAGAGAAGTTGTTGGACTTATTCGGGGTCTGGAGTCCGCAAAATTAATCATAGAAGACCTCTCGCGTAACTTTATGGACAATGATGATGACTAACACTCAGCCGCTAAAATTGCCTGATGCTCCAAAGAAAGAAATCTCCGATGCTGAATGGGAACAACAACTCCCAAAACCTGCCGGATACCGCTTACTTATCGCGCTACCTGAAGTAGAAGAGTTCTACGACGGGGGCCTTCTCAAGACCACCAACTCCAAGCAAAAGGAGTACATCCTATCGATTATGGGTATTGTCATAGACATGGGTGAAGGTGCTTATGGGGATAAAGAACGGTTCCCTGAAGGTCCGTGGTGTAAGGAAGGTGACTACGTGATGTTTCGTATGAACACCGGCACACGGTTCACGGTCAATGGCAAAGAGTTTCGTTTGATGAACGATGACTCTATTGAAGCCGTAATTCCTGATCCCCGTGGGATCATGGCAGTATAGGAGATAGACAATGCCTTTTCAGAAAGTAGAGTTCGAGTTTCCGCATGATGAAAACGGAAGCGAGAAAAATTTAACTATCGAGGTCGAGGGTTCAAGTGCAGAGACCATTGATACTAAAGGTAAAAAACCTGAAGCACCGGCTCCAAGCGAGGCGGATTCTTCTGATGACGGATTTGAGATTGAGGTGGTTGACGATACGCCGAAGGCCGACCGCAACCGAAAACCTTCAGACCCGCCCGAAGATGTTACGGAAGAAGAACTGGAGGATTACTCCGAGAAAGTTCGGCGACGTATTCAACACTTTAGCAAGGGATATCATGATGAGCGTCGAGAGAAAGAGAAGGCGCTTAGAGAACGTGAAGAGCTAGAACGGCTATCTCAACGCCTTGTTGAAGAAAACAAGAAGCTCAAGGATAGCGAACACAAGAGTCAGACGGCTCTGCTTGAGAACGCCAAGAAGTCGGCTGAAGCAGAGATCAATGCCGCTAAACGCGCTTACAAACGTGCGTACGATGCGGGTGACTCTGACAAGGTTTTGGCGGCGCAGGATAGGTTGTCAACAGCAAAGATCAAGGCTGATAAGCTCGAAGAGTTTAAACTGCCTCAAGAAGAGTATACGCTACCCGTTGATAGTCCTGAGCAGGAATCTGCTCCACAGCCTATCCAAATTGACGAAAAGACACGGACTTGGCAAAAAGAGAATCCGTGGTTTAATGAAGATGAAGAAATGACAAGTTTCGCCCTAGGGTTGCATAATAGGCTTGTCAAAGAGGGTGTAGACCCTCAAACTGACGATTACTACGAGCGAATTAATACTCGTATGCGAGAGGTATTCCCCGAGAACTTCGAGGATGAACCGGAGGTAAGACGAAGATCCAACAATGTGGTTGCCCCCGCTACGCGGAGCACAGCGCCTAAGAAAATTAGGCTCACGCAAACACAGTTAACGTTGGCAAAACGCTTGGGTCTTACCCCAGAACAGTACGCCAAACAGGTTGCATTAGATATGAGGAAACAATGATGGCTGAGAATCGTATAGACCGAGAGCTTAAATCTCGTGAAAAGACGACCCGCAAAAAGGCTTGGACGCGCCCCGAGGTACTACCCTCACCTAATCCCGAGCCGGGGTATGAATTCCGCTGGATAAGAGTCAGTTCGCAAGGTACGACTGACGCCACAAATGTTTCTTCCAAACTGCGTGAAGGTTGGGAGCCAGTAAAGGCTTCAGATCATCCAGAAATTACGTTGGTCACCATTGAGAACGATAGGTTCAAAGACAACGTTGTGATTGGTGGTTTGTTACTGTGCAAAGCTCCAGTCGAACTCATCGAAGAACGTACTGACTACTACAAACAGCAGACACGTTCCCAGATGGAATCTGTAGACAACAACCTCATGCGAGAGAACGATCCTCGTATGCCTCTCTTCCATGAGAGAAAGACGAAGGTCACTTTTGGTAACGGAACTTAATATAGGAGCTTAAAATGGCTTATCCTACTGTAAGTGGTCCTTATGGACTTGTTCCGGTAAAACTGTTGAGCGGCTCTCCTTTCGTAGGTGTTACTCGTCACTTCAAGATTGCAAGTGGCTATAACACAGCGATTTTTTATGGGGATGCTGTGAAGCTCGTTACCGGAGGCACTGTCGAGCGTGATACGTTTGACGCCGCCATGACACCTGTGGGTGTTTTCCTTGGCTGTACATACACCGATCCTAACCTCGGTTATAAGGTGTTCCGACAGTCATACCCCGCTAGCACTGTTGCATCTGACATCGAAGCATATGTTGTCGATGCGACTGACGTTTTGTTCAAGGCCGCTGTCGTATCTTCGGGTACAACTATCGGTGACCTTGCACAGACTGACATCGGTGCTAATGTCGCAGGTGTAGATAACACTGGTGATTCGACTTCAGGCAACTCTCGTTGCGCGATTTCTCACACCAGCGCTACAACTAACACCCTTCCTTTCCGCATCGTCGGTTTGGTTGGGGAAACTAAAAACAGCTCGGGTGGTTTTACTGAGGCTTACGTTAAGTGGAACGCAGGTCACCAGTACGACAACACGACTGGCGTATAAGGAGATTTGAGCAATGGCTATTTCACGCGCCCAGCTACTAAAGGAACTCCTTCCCGGACTGAACGCTTTGTTTGGTATGGAGTACGCAAAATACGGTGAAGAGCACGCCGAAATTTTTGAAACTGAAACCTCAGATCGCTCGTTTGAGGAAGAGACCAAGCTCTCAGGCTTCTCAGCCGCACCTGTTAAAAACGAAGGTGCCGCAATTGAGTATGACAATGCTCAGGAAGCGTGGACTGCTCGCTATACAC